TGCCTTTCCGAGCAATATCTCCCCGAAAACCACCAGTACGGTCCTAGCCGGTCCGTGTACGGGCCAGCCGGAACAAAATGGATAAAGATATAGACCAGATTAAAAAGCCGCGCTATGGGGCCATCAAGCCTCGATTACATAGTCCGTACGCTGGTGGAAAAAATCGCGGCGATGAGGTCGCGCAACTAGCCGAATCTATCGGCCTACCGCTTCTGCCATGGCAGGATTTTGTAATTCGCGACATGACATCAATAGACGAGGCCGGAATGTTTGTGCGTAAAACAAGTCTCGTACTCTGCGCCAGACAACAGGGCAAGACACATCTTGCGCGCATGATGATGCTGGCGCATTTGTATTTATTTAATTCTAAAAACGTCATTATTATGAGCTCAAATAGATCAATGGCCTTGGACACCTTTAGGCAAGTGGCCTACGCAATAGAGGGCTCCTCTGAGCTAAGCAAGGCCGTAAAACAGATCCGCTTTGCTAATGGCACCGAGTCAATCGAGATGAAAAATGGCGCTCGCCTCGATGTGGTCGCAGCTACGAGAGACGGATCTCGTGGCAGAACGGCTGACCTGTTGTACGTCGATGAGGTACGTGAGATCTCGGAAGAGGGCTTTCGCGCGGCTACCCCGACCACGAGAGCCCGTGCCAATTCTCAGACCCTACTTACGTCTAATGCGGGAGATGCCTTTAGTACCGTGCTAAACGATCTACGCGAAAGGGCTCTTAGTTTTCCACCTAAGACCTTTGGCTTTTATGAATATAGCGCTCCGCAGTTTGCAGCTATAACAGATCGCGATGCATGGGCCATGGCAAACCCGGCACTTGGCTGGACGGTAACGGAGGAGGCGCTGGAGGAGGCCGTGGCAACTCAACCGGTAGAGACCACCAAGACTGAGATGCTTTGCCAGTGGATTAGCTCAACGGCCTCACCCTGGCCTCATATGGCGGTTGAAAATGCCAGCGATATTGAGCTAAAAATGTCACCGGGACCTCTTACAATCTTTGCCTTTGACGTGGCACCGTCGAGGCGCGACGGATCACTTACGATGGGCCAGATATTGCCTGATGGTCGGATAGGAGTAGCCGTACTTGAGATATTTCACTCGGATGTATCCATCGACGAGCTATATATGGCAGACCATATTGCCAAGTGGTGCAAAGACTTTTACCCTAGGACCGTTTGTTATGATAAGTACACAACCGCCTCAATAGCCAAAAGGCTCGAGGTAAACGGTGTTCATATAACCGACATCTCCGGCCAAAAAGGTTATCAGGCCTCGGGTGATCTCCACGAGGCGCTGGCTAATAATCGCCTTGTTCACAGTGGGCAGGATGAACTCATTGCACATATGGCCAACTGTGCAGCTAAAGAGTCGGATTCGAGCTGGAGAATCGTCCGGCGTAAATCGGCTGGCCCGGTGGATATTGCAATCGGTCTAAGTATGATCGTCCATATTCTAAATCAACCTATGAGCGAGGCCAAAGTTTATATTTAGACACGACACGAAATAACTGATTTTATCCTTGACATTTTGGGAAAATCGGCCCCATGGGATTACTACAAACTTTAGGCTTTAAGGGCGGCGATAAGTCGGCAATAGAGGCGCAGTATGCACCTGCCGTAATGGATACTACTTACGGGTATGGATCTTTTAATACTAATAGCGCCCTTGGATATAACGGCATCGGCATCGATCGTAACTTTGCTTTGCAAGTCGCTTCTGTATCAAGATGCAGGAATCTAATAGCCGGCGTTATCTCATCGATCGATTTAGGATTATACAAAAAATCAACTGGTGAAAAGTTAGGCTCCCCTGTTTGGTTAGAACAACCTGACCAGCGCCAGCCTCGCAGCCTTACAATAAGTGCGACGGTGGACTCGCTCATTTTTTATGGAATAAGTTACTGGGTCGTCTCTAGCTTGTATGCAGATGATGGCAGACCGTCAGGCTTTGAGTGGGTTGCTAATAACCGCGTTACATATACGACAGATAAATATGGCACCGAGGTACAGGATTACTTTTTAGATGGTAACAAAGTACCGATGTCCGGAATTGGCTCTCTTGTAACTTTCCAATCATTGCTTCCTGGAGTATTGCAAACCGCATCGACAACTATACGCGCAGCCTATGACATACAAAAAGCCGCAGCAGTAAGTGCGGCCACTCCTATGCCGACCGGCATACTCAAGAATTCAGGAGCCGACCTGCCTGAGACACAGATCCAAGGGTTACTAGCTGCTTTCAAGAGCGCAAGACAAAATCGCTCGACTGCATACCTCACATCGACTTTGGATTATGTCCCTACATCATTCTCACCTAAAGACATGGCCTACACGGAGGCCTCCCAGTACCTTTCCACGGAAATCGCAAGAAGCATGAACGTCCCGGCGTACATGATCTCAAGCGACATGAATAACAGCATGACTTATCAGAACATATTGGATGGTCGTAAAGAATTTATGGCCTATTCATTACAGCCATACATCTCAGCCATTGAGGACAGACTGAGCATGAATGACATAACAAATTCTCAAAATCAAGTACGTTTTGCAATAGACGAGACATTCTTGCGCGCAGATGCAAAGGATCGTTTAGATATTCTCGAAAAGATGCTGACTCTAAATCTCATCGATGTAAATCAAGCTCGACAAATGGAACAACTCACACCGCTAGGAGATGCAAGTGCTACTAACCTTTAATCAAGAGATTCAAGCCGCCGATACAGAGCGCCGGATCGTATCCGGACTCGTTGCACCATATGGCGAGATCGGCCACACAAGTGCAGGCCCTGTAATGTTCCAGCGAGGCTCAATTACTTACGCAGAGGCCTCTAAAATAAAGTTATTAATGCAGCACCAACAAGATAAACCGGTAGGTCGCGCCATCTCGTTCAGCGATTCTACAGAGGGCGTTTACGGATCCTTTAAGTTATCGAGCAGCACTCGGGGACAAGATGCGCTCGTATTAGCTCAGGAAAACCTAGTATCCGGCTTATCCGTAGGGGTCGATGTTACGGCCTCTAAGCCTATGGGGGATTACCTGTTAGTAACGGCAGCGGTCCTCAAAGAGGTCAGCCTTGTTGAATCGGCGGCCTTTTCCAGCGCCTCCGTAACTGATATTGCAGCGGCTCGAGCAGCACTCGAGGCAGCTACAAGCATGAAAGAAAAAGTAACAACGATTTCTACGACGATCGTAGAGACCGAAACCGAAACTGAAAGCGAGGAAGCTGTGACTACAGCCCCTGAAAATACACCGGAGGAGACTTCGGTAGATGCACCGGCAGAGGCTGAAAAAGTCGAAGCCGCTCGTAAGATCATCCGACCATCCGTATTAGACTCTCAAAGAGTACGTACACCTATTACATCTATGGGCGCTTATACAGAGCACAAGATTAAAGCTGCACTAGGCAATGAAGATTCTAAGCTTTTTATTTTGGCCGCTGACGATTCTTTCTCTACTAACCCAGCATTTAATCCAACTCAGTACCTTTCAGAGTTTGTATCTAATACTAACTTTGATACTCCTATGATTAATGCCCTTTCACAGGGAGCGCTTCCAGCAAGTGGTATGACTATTAACGTCCCATCACTTGTTACATCTGCTGGCGGTCAATCAGGTGTTGCACCTGTTGTAACTGTTGAGGCAGAAGCCGGAGCAGTAGCAAATACAGGGATGGTCACTCAGTACCTATCTGGAACTGTTAAGAAGTACAGTGGCATGAATACACTAAGTGTCGAGCTCCTGGAGAGATCAGATCCGAATTTTTATGCGGAGCTTACTAACCAATTACAGCGAGCTTATTCTCTAGCGACAGATGCAGCAGTAATCGCTGACGTGGTTGCTGGCGGAGTACAAGGTACAGCCGTAGCTGCAACTAGCGCCGGTATCATCTCGTATGTATCAACCGAGACACCAAATATTTACAAAAACACAAGCTACTTTGCTAAGAACTACGTAGCCGGTCCAAGCCAGTGGAGTTTGCTCCTCGGCGCTACCGATTCAACCGGGAGACCGATTTACAACGCACAGCCAAACACACAAATGAACGCTGCCGGTGAATCATCACCTACATCGATTCGCGGAAATGTACTTGGCCTTGATTTGTATGTGGATCATCAGATGGTTGCTACAACTATCGACGATTCAGCGTTTATCGTTGCACCGGAAGCGATGACCGTATATCGCTCACCACAGGCGTATATGTCTGTAAACGTCGTATCTAATCTCCAAGTACAGGTCGCAATATATGGATTTATGGCGACCATTGTTAAGATGCCAAACGGTTTGGTCCGTTACAACTTAACCTGATCCAACTAGTAGTCGGGAGGGCTCTTAGCCCTTTGAGCCCTCCCGGCCCATTAATTTAAGGAGGACACAATGGCAGCCACGTATGTAACCGAAGCAGAGCTTCGCGCTAATCTTGGAATTGAAAACCTGTACAGCTCTGCCATTGTCGAAGAGGTCTGCCAAACTGCGCAAGATCTACTAAATCAGTTTTTATGGTTTGCATCAGCGCCGGTCGTTGGTGCAACTTTGCAGAATAATATCGCCACAGTAATGATTGCTAACCCGGGCATTTTTAGCACCGGGCAAAGCGTAACCTTGAGTGGGTGCGGCTCAACTTACAACGGCACTTATACGATTACCGGGACGATGCCTTGGAGCGCCGGTACGACTAACCTGATTCCTGCTATTTCATGGAATCAATACGCTTGGGACTGGCCCTCCGGTTACAGTTTTATTCAATACGCGAGGACATCAGCTAACGCTAACTTTGGACGTATTCTGCCTTATGGCTCAGCCGTTGGTGCTGACATCAAATCGCAGGCCTACGCATCAACGCCAGCCGTGCGCGAGGCGGCCATGATTCTTGCGGTCGATGTGTGGCAGGCAAGGCAAGTTAGCCAAACTGGCGGCGTATCAATCGATGGATTTAGTCCCTCGCCATATCGCATGGGTAACAGCATGATTGGCAAGATCAGAGGCCTTATAGCCGGTTACACAAATCCCGGGGCAATGATCGGCTGATTATGACTGCGCCCATTACAACTCTTAGAGCATCACTAGCTGCTGCCCTTGCCAATACAAATGTTTGGAATACGTACGCGTACCCGCCTCCGACCATAACCGCAAACAGCGTAATTATTGCTCCGGGAGATCCATATATCACTCCTAACAATAACTCTTATTCCACTATTGCTCCGCTTGCTAATTTCAGAATTCAGATGTCGGTGCCTCTGCTAGATAATCAGGGGAACTTACAAGGCATCGAGAGCATGGTCGTAGCTGTGTTTAATAAATTATCTGCATCAACAATCGTTATGAATATTGGAAGCGTTAGCGCGCCCGGTACTTTGGACGTTCAAAGTGGTACGTTGCTAACGGCATCAATCGATATATCCGTACTCACGAGCTGGAGCTAAAAATGGCATACACAGAAGATGATCTAAAGTTTTTGCGAAAAATCGGTCAGATCACAGATGAACCTGAACCGGTTAAAATCGCAAAGGTAAAACCTGAACCAACACCAACTACAACCGAAAGCGAGGAATAGGCCATGGCCGTATTCTTATCCAATGGAGTGGTCGTAACCCTTAACTCGGTCGATCTCTCAGATCACGTAACAAGTGCAACGATTAACAGAGTCTTTGAGGAGCTGGAAGTCACAGCCATGGGAGACTCCGCCAGACGTTACACAAAGGGCCTGGAGACCTCAACGGTAACTCTAGACTTTCTCAATGACACGGCAGCCAGCGAAGTACTACAAACTCTCCAAGGTGCATGGGGTACAACAGTGCCACTAACGCTCAAGCAAACTAGCGCAACAATCTCAGCTGCCAATCCGGAGTATCAAACTACGGTGCTGGTAAACAACACCACCGACATTAACGGCGCCGTCGGGGACATCTCAACTCAGTCGATTACTTTTACTTGTAACTCAGTAATCGTTGTCGATACAACCGTATAACAAAATAGAAAAGGGGCAAACAAATGGCACGACTCAAAATAACAAGGGCTACCGGCGAGGTTACTGAACATCAGATAACTCCACGGATTGAGTACGCCTTTGAACTTTACGCAAAGAAAGGTTTTCATAAAGCCTTTAGGGACGACGAAAAGCAAACGGATCTGTTCTGGCTTGCTTGGGAATGTATTAGAAGTAGCGGCGAGACTGTAAAAAGTTTTGGCTCCGAATTCTTAGATACATTATCTCGGGTCGAGGTCTTAGACGACGAACCTTTAAGCTAGGGCGGGACTCCTTAACGTATTTAGTGGCAACACTTGCGATACGGCTAGGGATCCCGCCTCAAGCGGTATTAGATCTTGATACAGAGATGGTAAAGATGTTGGTAAAGGTATTAAACGAACAAGCTGAGGAGGCTAAGAATCATGACCGTAAAAATAGACGGCGTTAAAGAGACTCTCAGCGCTTTGCGTAAGTTTGATCCCGAGCTATTAAAAGAGATGAATAAAGAGATTAAAGGCGTGATGATCCCTATCCGAGATAAGGCTAGGGCTTACGCGCCGTCTCCGGTCCCGGGCAACCTGTATAACTGGAACGAGGGAACTAAAGGCAAAAAGATTACAGCTCGTAACTCTGCTTTTAGAACTCTTAACACCGAGGGCCGTTTACGTCTATTTCCACTTTATGATCCGGTTGTAGCAAGTAAGGGCGTTTACTACACAGCCTCTCCAAGTAAGCGCAATAGAAAAGGATGGAGCTCGCAGTACATCATTGCCAACTCCTCAGCTAGTGGATCGATTTATGAGACCGCTGGCCGTAAAAATCCTGGAGGAGATTCAAAGAGTAAATCTAATAACCCGGGCGCTGGTGCTAATTTTATTAGCCGCATGGGACCTTTGTACGGACAGGGCGATAGTCGCGGCCGCATGATTTTTAGAGCATGGCACGAGGATCAAGGCAAAGCTACGGCTGCCGTTATACGAGCTCTTGAGAACACCATCGCTGCCTTTAATCAGGGCCGTTACGATAAGGCTGCATAATGAAACTGCCTGATTTATTTGTAAACGCGATAGCAACTTTTGACGGCAGAGCTCTTGCCAAGGGTCAAAAACAAATCAGCGGCTTTGAAAAAGGCGTAAAGAGTTTTGCTAAAACCTTTGGCGTGGCCTTTAGCGCCGCAGCCGTTGTGCAATTTGGTAAGGCATCCATTACCGCGTTTGCCGAAGCTGAACGCGAGGCAACCGTACTGGCTAACTCGGTTAGGAACCTTGGCTTAGCCTTTGACCAGCCAGCCGTCGATGCCTACATAGAGAAAATTGGCAAGCTCTACGGTGTTACAGGAGGTCAAGCTGTCCCGGCCATGCAGGCTTTATTAACAGCTACTGGATCAGTATCTAAGTCTATTAGCATCTTTAATACGGCTTTAGATGTAGCCGCCAGCACAGGTTACGATGTTACCGATGTCGCGCAAAGTTTATCTCAGGCATATCTTGGGAACACTAAATCTTTAAAGAAATATAACACCGGCCTTAGTGCGGCAGAACTAGCAGCGTCTGATTTCAACGATATACAAAAGATACTAAACAAGAATTTTGCGGGCGCTGCAACACAGGCGGCCGGTACCTATACAGGGCAGATGGCAATCTTAACTGAACAGGCCAATCAAGCTAAAGAGATTATTGGTAAAGGTTTAGTAGATGCATTAATGATTTTAGCCGGTGACACTACGGCTGAGGAGTTTGCAGACACGATGAAAGAGGCTGCGGAAAATACAGCCACACTTGCAACTAATCTGGCAAAGATAATTAAAACACTTAATACGCCGCTTGATGTAATATCAAATACTCTTGCTGCTTTTATTGAAAAGACGCAGCCGTTTGTAGATTTAATCGTTGAGGGAGATCCGTCAGGTTTCTTAAAGGGAACAACAAAGACACCCGGCACTGGTGCACGATCTAAAAGCCCTGCTGGGACTGCCGCCGCCGCCAAGGCTAGAGCTAAGGCTGAGGCTGATGCAGCTCGTCGGGAAAAGGAAAGATTAGCTCTAATTAAAAAGGGTCAGATAGCCGAAAAGAATAGACTCTCGTTATCAAAGGCTGCGGCCGTATTTGATACTAACCGCATATCCATCGCTGCCGCATTACAGGCAACGTATGACAAGGAGACACGTTTACGCCTCGAGGCGCTTATGGCTATCGAGGATGAAAATGGAACTTTAGCTCTACAAAAGATCAGCGAATTAGCGGCCTTTCAGAAAAATGCCAATATGGATAAACTAAAGGGAATTACTGAAATAAGTGATGCCACGTTAGCCGCCCTCAATGCTCAACTCCTGGCTGAGTTAAAAGTTATTAACGATAGCGAAATGGCCGAGGGCAAGAAAGAGGAAGCCCGACAGATCGCCTTTGGTAAATACAACGAGGCCCTGACCAAGGCTGGCGAACTAGCTGCCAAAGAGCAATACAGCGAGCGCGTACAGATTCAATTAACCGAAATTGCTAGACTTGCTTCTCTCAGTAATACAACTAATGCTGCTTTGACTTTGGGCAAACTACGCGAATCCGCAGAGTTATCTATGATCCAACGCATTGCAGATGCACAGAGAAAAGCCGATGAGGCACGATTAAAGGCGTTGCAGGATTATCTTAATTTATTAAGCAAGGTGGGAGGCGCTGGCAGCAGCGGTCTAACTAACATCGGTGGGACCAATTTTGTTACAGGTCCCGTAATTTCAACCAAGGCTATTTTAGATACCGTTGCAGCTACGGCTGCGGCTACGTCCGTCTTAGCCGGCGATATCAGCACTACAGAGTTTTACAATAGCCTAACCTCTAGTCAGAAAGAGGACCTAGGCGGATATAGTCCTACGATGAATTATGGCTCCGGATATCCGCAGACCTATAACATAAATATAAATGCCGGTGCTATTGCAGCACAGGATGAGTTTGCTGGGTTGATCCAAGACACCATCCAACGCCTTAACCGAGGCGGGGATCCCCTAACTACCGCAGGCGTATTATGACCGTCCCTACGATTAACGCGCTTATAAACTTTTCTACAGGTCCATCTTTTGCGCAGGCAATGATTTTAGATACCGGTATCTTAGGCACCAATATCTTGGCCGATGCCGAAGCCTTAATTGTGGACGTATCTAACGTCGTCGATGGAATTACAACTACCCGAGGCCGTAACGCTCAGGCTGACGTATTCCAAACCGGTACCCTTACGCTTCGTATTGTGGATCAAAATGGCGACTTTAACCCTCAAAACGCAGCCGGGCCTTATTACGGTTTACTTACTCCACTCCGCAAAGTACAAATTACGGCAAGTTACTCCGGTGTCGAGTATCCAATCTTTAGCGGATTTATTACTGGGTACACAACAACCACGCCTAAAATGGCTACCGATGTAGTTTATACAACTATAACGGCCGTAGATGCTTTTAGGCTTTTCCAAAATAGCCAAGTATCAACTATTACCTTAGCTGATGCTGGTGACTTACCGGGCGAGCGCGTGAACGCCATCCTCGACGAGATAGCGTGGCCACCATCCATGCGCGAGATCCAATACGGCGACACCATTTTCCAAGCAGATCCGGGGACAGCTCGTACGGCTTTGGCGGCATTACAAACGGCGACCATCTCCGAATATGGAGCTTTATATATAAACGCTCGAGGCTCCGTCGAGCTACACGATCGCGCCTTTTGCATAGAATCCCAAGCCTTACCGCCGGTGGTATTTAATGACGATGGCAGCGAAATTACCTATTACAACGCCGTCTGGCGTTTAGACGATACGCAGGTTTACAATCAAGCCTCCATAACTAAAATAGGCGGAACGGCGCAACTGGCCCAAGACGATACCTCTATCGAGCAGTATTTTGCCCACTCATATAACCAGCAGAACCTAGTAATGGATACTAATCAGGCGGCTCTTGATTATGCCCGGGCCTACGTGGCAAGCCGCAAGGATACGGCCACTCGATGCGATGCCGTAGAGCTAGACCTTTATACAGACAACTATAACGACGGAATCATTGCAGCCCTTGATCTAGATTTTTTTGATCCAGTAACGGTTACAACAAACCAGCCTGGCTCCTCTACCCTTTCGCAGACTTTGCAGGTGTTTGGTGTCCAGCATCGCGTTACGCCTAACTCTTGGAAAACGACTTTTACAACACTAGAGCCGATTATCGACGGCTTTATATTAGACTCATCACTATACGGAGTGCTCGATACCTCCGTGTTAGCATACTAAGGAGTAGGGATATGGCGGCTGGACAAGGTTTTAAGACCTTTACTACCGGTGAGGTATTAACTGCCGGCGATGTAAACGGCTACCTCATGCAAGGCGTACTAGTTTTCGCAAGTGCGGCAGCTCGTAACGCTGCAATTACATCACCTCAAGAGGGGCAGTTTGCATTTACTAAAGATACTAACGGGCTTTGGTATTACGACGGTGCAGCTTGGGTAGCCTCCGGTGCAACCGGTGATATCGAGGGAGTAACGGCCGGAGTCGGTATTACTGGCGGCGGTACATCCGGCACGGTAACTATTACTAATGACATGGCTACAACCATTACGGCGAGCGGCGATATCGTAGTCGGTACTGGTAGCGGCACTTACGATAACCTGCCTATTGGTACAACAGGCCAACTCTTAACGGCTGATACAACAGTTAGCCCCTATAAAGTAAAATGGGCTACGCCTGCAGGCGGTGGAAAAGTCTTGCAGGTCGTGCAAGATACCTTAACAAGTAATTTTTCTACTGGCTCTTCAAGTTCGGTTGATACAGGATTAACAGTCAGTATAACGCCTAGTAGTGCAAGTTCTAAAATATACATTACGGCTAATGCTGCTTCTTGGACTGTTGGTGGTACGAGCAGTCCTAATAATTATTCACAATTTGCTTTAATGCGAGATGCAACGCAACTGCAACTTAACATTATTGGCCATTACAATGGTTATAGCACTAGCGGTGCGGAAGATTTTGCGCCTTTAAGTTTTAGTTATTTAGATTCACCTGCTACAACTTCAAGTGTTACTTACAAAATACAAGGCAAAATTGGCGTATCTTCTTTGGCAAGAATAGACGCAGGCGCAACACAAATTGCAAGCATTGTAGTAATGGAAATAGGTGCATAATGGAAAAATCAAAAAACTCACAAATAGCCAATGCTTTAATCACATTAAAACCAAACGCTCAATGGGCTTTGCGCGGAGATGATTACTCAGGTTTAGAGTGGCTAGACACAAAACAAACTAAGCCAACTTTGGCAGAGATTGAAGCAGAAATTGCTAATCCAACGCCACAACCTGAACAAACAGTTTCAGAAAAATTGGCTGCTGCGGGCTTATCTGTTGCTGACCTTAAAACTGCACTTGGGCTATAAGTGGAACACTTGACTAAGAAAGTTACTAAGGATGCTAACTAGTTACAACGGCTACCCGGCCTCTAAAGATCCGGCAGAGATAAAGATAAAATCCTATTCTGTAAAGGGTACGGATCGTAAGCTAAGGTGCGCTGAGAGTGTTGGGCCTCTCTTAGCCGCCTTTGCTGCGGAATTTCATGAGCTAATTGAGCCAATAGACGAGGGTACCTATGACGACTGGGGATACGCTTTTAGAATGGTTAGGGGTAGCACGGACCGCCTCTCATGTCATTCATCCGGGACGGCCATAGATCTCAATGCAACGCGACACGCTCTCGGCAAGGTAGGCACGTTCCCGGCTGAAAAAGTGCCTATGATACGTGCGCTCGCTAAAAAGTACGGCCTCAAATGGGGTGGTGATTTTAAGTCGCGAGCCGATGAGATGCATTTTGAGGTTGAAATATCCTCAATTAAAGCCAAGGAATTAATAACAAAGTTAGGATTAGACAATGCCAACTAGTTCACAAGTAAACGTAACTACTACAGCTGTCGTAATTGTGGCTGCTACAGGTTTTGATCAAACAGCTTGCTTGCATAATTTAGGCGGCGGGGCAATTTACTTAGGCGGCTCGAACGTTACTACAGCCAATGGCTATAAATTTGATAACGGTGACAAGCTAACTGTACTCGTGGGGGACCACGAGGCTCTTTATGCTATTGCCGAAAGCGGTAGCCATACCGT